CACTGACGTTAATGCTTGGACAACAGATGGAAGGAATGCACATTTAAATAATATATATATGGCATTAACGGCTGCTAAACGGAAAGGTGACCATGACAGTCCAGACCATATTTTAAAAAGGGAAACCTTATTAGGTCCTGCTAGTACAGATGAATATAGAGCACTTACTCGCAATTTATTGGCTGGCAATTTTAGTGGTGGTGTAAAATATACTAAACGAAAATCATTAAGAAGAAAAAGAAAAAGAAGATTTACAAAACGTCGTTCTTTGAAAAGACATTAATTACATAATAATATAACACATTATGGTTATATTATTTTATACGGGGGCTCCGCCCCCTTTCCGCATAGCAAGTAGCCAACCCCAACTTCTTCACCTAAAGTGAAGGAGAGTTCCCTTTAGACATACTGATTCTCCGTATGGTGTCCAAAGAAATCACGATCCCTAGTCAAATCACGCGAAGGCACCCCACCTCTCACCCAACTATCTGATGCCGAGCTTTCTACAAAATTAGAAGGATTTGCTATTGTCTTCTTAATCTGCGGTAATAATGGATATGCATGATACTTAATATGACTGCGCTCAGCTAATTTGCTGACGCTGCGTTTATTTTCAACCATTTCACCCTGCTGAATCTGAGACTCCAATATAGGATTCGCTGACCCGCGTCCCAAAAAGGGTACTGTTGCAAAGGGTCGTTGGAATAAATCAATATGGCACCTAGGATGCGTCTGGATACTACCAATTAATAATTGGGAATTAGTATCAATATTACATCCTCCGGCACCTGTTCCATGCCCCCCACTATAAAACACACCTGGCTGGGTTGTTGCTAAAGCAATCGGTTTTTTCATACTACAATCTTTTGCAAAATAATTTTGTAATGTATAATTACATGATTCCGCATTCTGAATAGTAGTCTGGTCTATACAACATTTATCGGCGCCAATTCGCGAAATGTTATCAAATGTATAATTAAATACTTCTGCCATATATACTATACACTTTTAAAAAAAGTGTGGCAAAAAACTTCGTTATACACTTTTAAAAAAAGTGTGGCAAAAAACTTCGTTATACACTTTTAAAAAAAGTGTGGCAAAAAACTTCGTTATACACTTTTAAAAAAGTGTGGCAACAAACTTCGTTCTACACTTTTAAAAAAGTGTGGCAACAAACTTCGTTCTACACTTTTAAAAAAGTGTGCCAAAAGTTAGCAGATTCTAATAAAAATGCCGCAAACATCCTAGCATAAATAGTGCCTTTGGCTAAAACCGGCGCTATCTATAGTGCGTTTTTTGTGCACGGGCTGACAATATATGACTTATTACAACACCATATATGGTCTCATGACAATGACATATTGGTAACAGATTAAGACCATACCTGGAACCAACCCGCGCGCAAAAACGCACTATAGATAGCGCCGATTTTAGCCGAAGGCACTATTTATGCTTGAATATTTGCGGCGATTCATTGAATATACTTATACAAATTACTATTCGCGGGTGTTCTCACCTAAAGTGAAGAACCTTTCCGCATAGCGAGTAGCTAACCCAACTTTGTTTGTATCCTCCAACCCTAACGAAGTTGGGGTTGGCTACGCCAAGGGGGTACCCCCGTTAGTAGAGTGTATACCTAAAATTATCTTTCAAGCATTCTATACTATCTCCTCCTCTGCAGCTTGGCATATCACCATATAGATAATTCGCAAACGCTCCCTGGTCATTACATACCCGCGTGTTTGGCGTACTGTAATATTGAATCATTGACTGGTCTAAATTAAATTTCTCTCCTAAATCTCCGAACAATTGTTTATTTGTATTCTTAATTCCAGGATTCAAGAATTGAACCATTTTTTTAGTATTACTATTAATATCTTCATACACATCTGGATTAAATGACGGGGGGGCAGGCTCACGGTCTGGGTAATCTCCTATATCTGTCAATAATACATTATTAAAAGGATTCTTTTTACTCTGTTTCACATAATTTGATTTTAAAACAGATTCTAGTGTAACTGGATTAGTAGTCATATTATTGCTAAATCCTTCTACCTCATTATTTATCATACCTTTTACTACGTGCGTTTTTCTTAATCTATATAAAAAAAATATTATTGCTAAGGTTGCTATGCCTACAATAAGTATTCTAATAGTCCTAGTAAATAAAAATCCTAAAAGTGTTAAAAATAATACTATCCTACTTATAGCATTTAGCTTCTCTTCAAATGACATATTTGCGCTTGGCCATAATTCAAATAAATAGTCCTTATTTAATAATATAGTTGGGTCGTTTGACCAAAATGGGACTGACATAATATATATATACACACTTTTATAAAAGTGTGTGTATATTTTAAAATTAAGGGAACCAATATTCTTTACTTTATGTAAGGAACTTGGAGGTCCCTCCTGTATTTAATTCTTATTCTTCTTCTTCTTCTTGCTACCACTAGTAGCAGCAGCCGCATTATCACTAAACATCGCGACCAATTGCTCATCCGTCAATGGATTTTCGGCCTGCGATTTAGCTATATTCTTTTGTAATTCTGCTATGGTATCCATGACATTGGCACTAGCCTTTTTCTCATCCAACTTCTTCTTCATCCGTTCCTTCATCTTTGCGGTTTTCATATTCTGGTTCAACTTTGATTCCATTGCATTTAAATCAAGCTTCGCATTACTAGGCATACCCATTTTAGATAACATACTCTGAATATTATCCATGCCAGGCATATTTTTCATTCGGTTCATCATTTCACCGGCTTCAGCTAATAGTTCGCTTTCTTTAATCTCTCCAGATTTGAGTTTTGTATCTAGTTTATCTCCAACATTCTTAACTAATCCCATCAACTTCGTCGGGTTCTTCAAGAGTTTGGAAAAAACATCTTGCATATTGCTCGTGTTTTCCATATCTATATTTAAATCTGACGCCGTCTCTTCGGCGATTTCCTGTGCCAACTTTCCTAATTTTCCGCCTAATAATGACTCCATATGCTCCTGTACATTTTCAGCTGTTGGCAACTCTTTTGACGTTGAATTAGACTTGTCTGTATCTCCAAACGCCTCCTGGATTTTACCTAAGGTTTCTTCTAACTTACTCTTAAAGTCTTCTTGGTCAATATTGTCAAATAATGCGGCCGTGTTACCAAAGGCTTCCTTATTTTCTAGTCCCAATGATTGAAAATAACACCAACTGTAAATGCTTCCAAATAGCATTACGTGTATTATCTGTAATATCGCAAGTCCATAAATGCTTAAATACGATTCCTGGTATAAATTCAGTATTAACTTCGGAATCCTCTTTAAATATGTCTGCGTTTTGATATAAAATATCAAAGAATCTCTCAGGATAAATTTTTGAACAATGCTTAAACACTTGTTCAGTTTTACTGGCTAATTTATTAATAATTGGAGCATACTCTGGGAATGTAATGGTTAGGTCGTCGGTGAAATCCGATATAATTTTGCTAAATTGTTCAGGTATAGTTGGTTCTACTGTCGGTAGTTGCGATTCCGTTGCCATTATATGTATGTTATATTGTATATATTTAAATTACTATTGAGTTTAAATATATAAAGAGAACCAAGTAAGGGAACCAAGGTTCTTCACTTTAGGTGAGAACCCTCATTCACCTCACTCACATACGTGTGGTGAGTGAAGAAGTTGGGGTCACGGGTTGGAAGGTATGATATCCCCCGTAAATTTACTTAAATTTTTACAATGGATATGTAAATTAAAAATAGGATATTTATTATTATTTATTATAATAAAAGGTTTATTGTCTTCCCAAATAAATGAATCGGTATTATACTTAATAATACACGTCTCATTAATAAATCCTATAGTATCACCAGCAATATTTCGCGGGTCTACGCCCCCTAGATATTGTCCCATTGCAGCCGCATCAAATATATACCCTAACTTGTCAAAATTAGATGTTACAAAATTATATTCAGCATTATTATTTGTAGAGTCACTTATATAAATTGGAAAATTTTGTATATTATTACATTTTTTTTGTATTATTGCAAAATTACCCATATCATGTAAGGTAAAATCATAATTATCTAAAGCTTCTTTTAAGACATTATGTGTAGGTATATATACAATACTCGCAATGTTACGTGAAAATGTATCAAACGGCATATAAATGTATTGATGGTCTAATTTATCCATTAAAGTATCATCACAATTGTAATACATTACTACATCATTTTCTAAATGTATTACATTTTCAATATTGTGTAATTTCATTAAACTATATATGTAAAAAAACCGGCAGCTTGTTAATAACCAAAATCCATTCCTAAAATTATTATCTAAATTGCTTTTATTTTCAAATTCATAATTGTCTATTAAATCTTCCTTTTTTATTAGTGTAATATTATTAACATACTCTTTAAAATATTCAAAAAATTTAAAATCAGTTATGATGTAAATATTTTTATGCCCCAAATATATTAATTGTTTTATATTTACTAATATATACTCTTGAAAGTTTCCAATAGAAACAAGAACTATATTCATATTACAATATATTATAAACATTTAAATACTTTACAGTTATATTATAGTATGTCTGAATATATTACTGGAGAATATATACAACACAAATGTTCTATATTTTTAGGCGACGATAATCATTTTAATTTTAATCCAACTATATTGCCACAAACTGATAAACATGTAAATGTTTATAATATAAATAGTTATTTTAATAATCCAAAAGTAATATTCTGTTATTCCGACCTGTTACATGATTTTTCTTTAAAGATTCATTATTTTTTAAATGACTTTATTTTAATTTCACATAATTCTGATGAAAATATAACAAATGATAAACCTTATGTGTCTACTATTTTAAATTGTAATAAATTAATTAAATGGTATTCTCAAAATATATCTTTTTATAATGAAAAATTACATTTTTTACCAATAGGAATAGCAAATAGTCAATGGCCTCACGGTAATTTAACACTATTTAATGATATATCTATGTTACAAAAACAAACTGCTAATTATAAAATGGATCATATTTTTTTTAATTTTACTATAAATACTAATTATACACAAAGACAATTATGCTATATAAAGTTAAAAGATAAGTTAAATTGGACCCCTGTATTATCTCAACCTGAATATTTAGCTTATTTGTCAAAATGCAAATTTGCGATATGTCCTGAAGGTAATGGGTATGATTCACATAGATTATGGGAATGTTTTTATTTAGAAGTAGTTCCTATTGTGTTAAATAATAACTTTATACAAGTGTTAAAAACTCACAATTTACCTATGCTTATATTAGACAATTGGGATGATTTTGATATATCACTATTAAATTATGCCAATTTTGATTTCTCACAAATATATAATGTACTTAGTTTTATACACACCATTGAAGGTCTTGAAAATGTCAATGGGTAAATTAATATTATTTAAGACTACTGACTCAACTCATACATCGCCGCTAATTTTGTCAAATTCTGAATATATTTCATTGTTTTTTGCTGGTCTTCCTGACCCATTGATTTAATCGGATTTCTTAACCGGTCAATCGCTTCTGTTATTTTTGCCGAATTATCCGTATTTTGTATATCTTGCGAATAATCCTTATTAATAAAAAAATCCATATTGCCTGACTCTATCTGGTCCTTATATTTACTAACAATATATGTGTTCCATACTTTAATAATCATTTTAGGGTTTGCTCTTCTGATTAATGAAAATGAATTCTTTGCCATTACAATATCTTGATTGTTTGGAAATACATTATGAATATCGTTCACAAACTCAAAAAAATGGTCATTAAAGATTTGGAGCATATTTTGATTCGCCATATATGTTAATTATAATACCATTTTTTTAAGTTTATTATTATAATTATTATTAAGTAAGGGAAGAGGGGTTACCCCCGTCCTAAATCACTATCTCTCTCCTTTTGTAATTGTTCTAAAGTTTTCCCAGGCACTTTACTATTCTTATAATCATGATCATCCGTTGGCGTTGTGATAATATCGTTATAATTCAAATCCACGTAATTATGCATTTGTCTCGTCCCTCCATTCCCCTTCGCAGTCAATGCATCCGAATCCATATCTAAAAAACTATACTGGTCCGATGCGATACCAAACCCGCCACCCCCTCCTAAACTAAATGCCATTGGTTCTATATTATTGTTCGTCGCCTGTTTAGTTATCACTTCTTGCGTCGGCCTCAGATGATTATATATACCCTCACCATACAGAACCTGGTAATTATTATTCAATAATAGTAGTGCCGGCACTTTCGTAACATTCTCAGGCATGATTATCTTTTGTCCTGATTCCAGTAATATATAGATTTTATTATCCTGCCCTTTCATGCGCTTATCTATACATATAAAATGAATGTCCTTAGTGATTTTAGATTTAGATACCGTATTCAATAGTTTTTTAGAATGCTCGCAAAAGTTACTATAATATAAAATAGAACTCATCGCTTTACTTAATAATTTATGTTATATTAGAATCATGGTTTTAACTCAATTTTTGTTATAGAATAAAATTGAATAAAATTGATTTAATCATATTAAATAAATAATCATCTTAATATATAACAATGCAGAAAGAGCAAGATCAACAATACAAAATTAAACCTAGGGTTAACAATATTACGTCCCTAAATAATGTCCTTACATTTAGATTAAGTAATATTAACGTCAGTCTAGCTAACGCTATTCGGCGCACTATCTTATCTGACATTTCTACCGTAGTATTTAAAACCACCCCATATGAAGAAAACAAGGCGAATATTACCGTAAACACCAGTCGCATTAATAATGAAATCTTGAAACAGAGGCTGAGTTGTATCCCAATTCATATTAAGGATTTAACCACGCCATTAAAAAGCATCCGCATGGAACTAGCTGTAGAAAATTTGACGGATACTATGCGATATGTCACTACTGGGGATTTCATTGTTAAGAATATAGATACAGGAAATAATCTTAAGGAAGCCGTCATTAGAGAAATATTCCCGGCAAACGAAATTACCGGGCATTTTATTGAAGTACTCCGCCTACGTCCTAAAATTAGCGAGGCCATCCCCGGCGAAAAAATTCAAATGACATGTGACTTCTCTATCGGCACTGCTAAGGAGGATAGTATGTTTAATGTGGTATCTACTTGCGCTTATGGGTATACCGAAGACCCTGTTAGAATTGAGGAAGAGTTAGCAAAGAAAATCCAGCAATGGGCAGACCAAGGGCTCAGTAAAGATGATATTGTACACGAAGCCGCTAACTGGAGATTGCTTGATGCTCAACGAATTACTATAAAGGATAGCTTTGACTTCACTATCCAAACAGTTGGTGTATTCTCAAACGAAGAATTGGTAAAAAAGGCATGCGACATTCTCATTGTTAAATTACAGGAGTTAGACCGAGTCATTGATTCAGACGAATTGAAAATTATTCCATCTGAAAACACCATGTCTAACTGCTATGATATTATACTAGAGAATGAGGATTATACTATTGGAAAAGTAATTGAATTTATGTTATATTCTAAATTCTTTGAGAATATGGAAATTTTGTCCTTTTGTGGATTTAAAAAGATGCACCCACATGATTCCGATAGTATTATTCGCGTAGCATATAGAGACCCTATTGATAAAGCAATCATTACACAAAATTTAAAGGGATGTATTAGCGACGCTATTTATGTGTTTGCGCATGTCAGTGTACTAGTAAAACCTAGCAGTGCATAATAGTCCGCTCAATATTACGCCTGCGCATATTATAATTAATCGCATACATTTGTTGTGTGGCATGTAAATCATTTACATATTGAATTACTACTGTGTTATTAACATATAGCCCTTTGACTAACAATTCATTCATATATTTTTGATGTAGATTAAACATATGTGACTTATACTGATGCGGGAATGTAATCAACTGCCTTTCTTTTTTAATATAACATGAAATATAATTGGTATATAACGTTGTGGTAAATAAATGTAATTGGTCGCGAAACTGTGAAAAAGCCTTCTTATGCTCTGGATAATGATGTAAGTAATCACGAACAGTTCTCTCTTTTCTTAAAGATAAATACTGGAATTGGAGTTTAGATTGATTCCCCTTCAAATGCCGCACTTCTTCATAATTCGGATTACGAATTTTACAACGTTCCCCTGTAATAGTCATCTTAATCACTACCCCCATAATATGGTATGGTGTATTCGCTGAACCAAATTGATTAATTAAGTCGGAATAGGTATTCCAGTTATAATACACTTGCGGATACTTAACAGTGACCTTATTATTATATAAAGTTGTTGCAACTGATGGTAAATAGATGGGATATATATTCACTATTCCTGCGTCTGTATGTACAACTTCATATACTTGAACTAAATATAATTCGGGTTTTAATACAGGAATAACAATGCGAATATTAGGATGTTGTAATACAAAACTATAACTACACGATTTATTCAATAACTCAAAATTTAAGTTACACTTTGATGCCGTCTCTAAAAATAATTCCCTTATGGTTTTCTTACGATTATGTGTAAAAATAATCTCAGCGCCAACTACATTGCGAGTGCTGATTTCCCATTCACTATTATCCCAGAACAAATTTATCATAGTTCCCTCTACAAACTCCTCTGCAATCATTCCTTCTGATTTTTGTGGATGGATTGCTATAAATTTATCTGAAGGAATTGCTTTAGGGGGCGCAAATGACACTACTTTATTTTTACTATTAATAATTACAGAGCGTAATAGACCATGGGTTGGAATTAGGTCGTCGCATAATATCTCTTTGTCATAACGAATCATTTTATAGGAATGATTCGCTTTAGTAACTTGTTCTATTTTGTCTAGTAACTTATTAGACGGACCATTCGTATCATTCAATAAATCATTAAACCCTGGAATATCGTTTAATTTATATACTGGTCTCATTGCTACAGCCATATTATAATTACATGTATCATAACCTTTATGTAATTATATTTATATCATTTTACGGAGGTGTCCCCGTACGGAGCCCCCGTTAAATAAAAATTTCTATTATAAATATAGGTAATGTCTATACAAGAAAAAAAGGATGCATCTATAACATTACAATTAGGAGATGTAATAGAAATTGTCGCACCTACTAATGAAGAGTTGAATAGCAATACATACATTATTGATTACATTGACCGTTCTAAAATGATATTAATTAATACTACCACTTTCACTAGTAGTCAAATTAGAATCGGTGAAAATGGAGTATTAGGTGATAAAACTATTACTGCTATATATTTAATTAGTCGTAGTGAACAACTCGGGTATGCCAGGCAAAATAATCTAGTAGTAGGAACCTGGATAGAAATATATATCGCAGGTGATGTCCCAACAGTTATTACTGGCCTAATAACTAATTTAGAAGAAGATATGATTGAAATTAAAACGTATCCAGATAATCAAATCATTTATATAAATTTTGATTACAAAGGCATTCCTGAAAATATTCCTATTGAAAGTATTACTATTAGAGAGAAACCAGAGTCAGTAAGAGCGGAGGTAGAAGAAATGGTAGCCAACGAATTAGAAGAAGGAGAAATATTAGAAGAAGGAGAAATATTAGAAGAAGGAGAAATATTAGAAGAAGGAGAGATTAGAGAAGAACCCAAAGGAGAGATTAGAGAAGAACCCAAACTACCACCTATTTTAAAGCCCGAAGAAATTATTAAACAATTCATTATTAGCGCCGACAAAATCAGATTCGGTGAAACTCTAGCACCAATTGTACAATATGTCAATGTAGACCCTACTAAACAACGTTTTAGCATTGAAGTCCAAAGTAATGATTTGCTAGACGAATTGTTGACGATTGTTCCTACTGAACAACGCACTACTGCTGTAATGAATAATATTCATGTCATGATTGAACGTTTTAAACAATTGCGCAGGGAATTCTCTATCATTGATGAACACGGCAATATCAACAATTTTCTAGTTAAGCAGGCGTTATGGAAACCTCTAGCGAATAAATTAGCTAAATTAAACACCTCATTATACTGGATTATACCTGTAGTGAAAAACATTAAAAAAGTATATGACACCGTGGAAATAGACGACTCTATAGACGACATATTAAGCATTAGTTTAAATAAAGATGTCCAAGAAATCAAGCAACTGTTTGATAATTACTGGGCAAATAATAATCCGAATGAACAAAACAAATATACTTACTTATTTACTCAATTAAACCAATTTTTTACTCCCTTCCAAGAGTTAAATCCTGAGAATTTGAGAGATATTCTTTATGAAAGTCCAGTAATGGATAATATTACCACAATCGTAGACAATTTTGACGACTTCATGTCATCAACCGCCTCCGTAACTAATAAAGGCAAAGGAGAGGTTGACAACGCTATTAAAAACAGACGATTTGTTATCCAAAAATATAATTTAGGCCTGAATATGTTAGAATCAACACAACTTACTGGAAGCCGAATGGTCGCGCATACTATTAAATTAACACCCGCTGATACGATGGACCTTAAATCTATTATCACCCTCCCTGAACCAGCTATCCAGTTCTCTCATATTTCTTTGCCAGGAACCAATTTATTAACAAAAGCAAACTTAAATCAAACCTTTTTAAATTATTGGCAATTACTCAAGAAAAATACTATTGTAAATAACGTTTATGTAGATGACCTAAATAAAGAAGACATATTTGATGCCGAAAATTATGTCAAAGATATTAAGAATTATGTATTAGCTGAGGCGGATGCAACAGAAGCATCTGCTTCCTTATCTAAGGCCGAGAAATATAAAAAATATCTAGATGTCATTGTGCCTAAAACGATTGTCCTATTCAACCTAGTAAAAAAACATATCCAAGGGAAGTTATCCTTACTTAATGTGGTCAGTTATCTAGAACCCTTTTTAATATATACAGACGACCTAACTTTCTCTCAATATAAAGCCATTAATTCTTTTTTACATGAACAAATTATCAACTATAATAAACGTTTTGCAGAACGTCGTAAAATATTCTCCGGCATACGATTACTGAAATTTAATCCGGATTTAAATCAAGAGGCGCACATAATAGAAAACTTATTACAACAATCCGCCACTACGGCTATTGGTAGTCAAGTCATTAGTAGGTATGTAGATAATCCAACGGATTTAACTAATTCTGAACTGTTAAGACGAATCATATTGAGAGATTTTGGCAACCTTTATAATAGCGCCATATCGCTAGAATCCCTTTCATTAATGTTCTCAGATGACTTGTCCAAAATTCTAGAGCAGGATAAGGACAAAACTAAAGCTGAGATGGAAAATGAATTAATCCAGAATAAGTGTAATAACTATATTTTGGCGAAACAGTATGACCGCATGGAGGACTTAATGGCAGATAATGATAATTATATCTATTTTGATAAACAATTTGATGACATTAATTATGACCTCATGGATAGTTATAAATCCGAAAAAGCGCGTATGCCTCCTGACGAATTACACGAATTTATTACAAATAAATTAATCAGTAAACATAAATACTCTAGAGATTTGGCGCCATATATAGCGAATTCGTTGCTTGCTGGATTACGCCAAGTAATTGATGGACAATACGCGGTTCTTCGTAACAACACCGCCGATAATCAGATTGTATTTGAATATTATAAACGCGTAAACAGTCAGTGGAAAAAAGATGAAAGTGTTGACAAAAACCTCATGTCTAATAACCAAAGTATGTTATGCAACGTTCAACCTGATTGTGTGTCTATGCCTAGAGATAATCAGGACAGCACATGCGACAGCTTGCCTTTAAATAAAGCCACCTTGGTAAACGATAGTTTAAAACAAATACTCAGCGAGTTTGATGTAAAATATAATATTTCTAAGGAACAACTACAAAAGCATATACGTGCGAGTTTTGACCATAATATGGATATCATTGACAGATTGGCCGACTTGACCAGAAATCGCATCTTTAAGTACAATAATGAACAATATAATTTAGGGCTGGCTACTAAAAATGCGGATGAAAAGGATGCCGTATTAGTTAGTCCTTTTGCTAAATTGCGCGACGTTATCTTAGGCCAATCCGACTTTATAAAAAAACAGAATGATATTTGCCGGTTTACTAGAGAGTTTACGAGAGAAGCCGCTAGTAGCGAAGACCCGTATTGGCTGTATTGTAAGGAGACTCAGGTCAAGTTGCTACCAACATTTTTATTTACCTTGGCGCAAGCATTCATTACAGATATCAACACGTATCCATTAGTGATGACTGGCATTATTGATGCGATTGGAACTATTAGTGACGACGGCGGTTGGCGGGTAGATAAATATAGCGGATATGTTATAAAACGAATGGATTTTGACGTGGAAGAGGGATATGAGGCGGGGTTCAAAGTGAAAAGCAGAGACGTGCTAGAGCAAGATATTGGGCAAGCGATTTTAAATGCCAAGCAGGGACCGGCTAAATTCTCCTCTCCTGTCATGAAAATGATATTAAACGTCATCTCTTCTATTGCGGAGAATATGGGAATTAGTCTTGAAGACCAGTATGAGTTCATTATTAAAAATGTTACCGTGAAGTTTGAAGAATTGTTGCCAGATGAGGCTGTTTATAAAAAACGCGTAGAGGATGCGGCGGCCAAAGGCAAACGCCTGAAACCATACCAAACATTATATAACAGTTCATTGCTTTATTTCACACTCGGAATGTTTTTAATCGGGGTTCAAACCAGTATCCCTTCTATACGTACTAGAAAAACATTCCCTGGTTGCGTTCGGTCATTTTCAGGGTATCCCTTTGAAGGTGCCAGCGATACCTCGGGGTTAACTTATCTAGCCTGTGTTGCGCATAAAATGCAACATAAGTCGGAGCCTTGGAATGCTATTCATAAATCAGACTCTACTGAAAAAATCGCAGAATCTATTAGAGATATTATTGACCGGTTCTTATTAGGAGTTCCTGAAGTATCACGCAAAATACAAGATAAGGTGGAATATTTATTAGTTATGCCAGCAGAAAAAATTCCTATGTCGCATAATGTCCGATTATGGACTACATTCTTGCCACCATTAACGCCAATTAAACTTTCGCCATTGTCTAATATTACGCCTGCGTTCAACGACCAGTTGCTACATGACCTGAAAACTGGGTCTCCTCATATACAAGACAAACTCCTAGTCCTCCAGTCAAAGATAATAATGTTTTCTCTCGCAGTTCAAGAAGATATTCAAAAAGTAGTGAGCAAAAAGAAATTGTTGATGGCGAACTCGGCGAATGAACCCTTCTTGGAAAACGCATGCTGTAATGAGCGTAATGGGTATTCTACAATTACTTATTTTGAAAAAGAAAACCGTGACATAGCAATAAATAATAATCATGTATATGATTTGGCAAAGGTCTTACTAGATGTTAATAACGCTATAAAATCCGTCATGTTTTATAGTACAATAAATAGCAAAAATACTTACCCGGCATTAGGACAAGAATTCAATGAAGAGACCATTTATATGGCATTTATTGTATATTGTAAGTTCAATTCGCCGTTGCCTATTAATGCGGATTTGTTACCCATCTGCCCAGAAAAACCGGAGTCTATGTCTAATGGAAAACAAACCATAAAAGAACGCATAGACCGTTTAACTCAGGAAGGGCATAAATATAATAATGCCGCATTATTGAGATTAATGCAACTGGTCAGTCGGCGTAATATTGTGCCTATTACACTTGACATGCCTACCTTTACTGCCATACAACAAATCCGGGATTTACTTATTGATTTATCTACTAAACAAAATGAAACTATTCCTGTTAAGATGCGGGATTTGATTAGCGAAATGTTGGAAACGTATGACCCTTCATCTAAAGAAGAACCTGAGCAAAATAAGGCTTTAATAAATTATCTAGCGAGAGAAAACGACCAAATGCGTTTGACTGTTACCGACTTTCTTAAAAAATATGTCAAATCTAAACAAAAGTTTACGGCACTAGAGGATTTCTTACGCACGCTTATGACATGGAGAACAACTACAACCAATGACGATACGATGTATAATGCGATTAATTTTATGAAGAATTTTATACAGGACATTGTAAAAACATTCCCTAACATTATCATCAATAAAGTAGATTATAACGCTGTTAAGGTTCCTGACCATTGGGGATTATCTGACCATCATAAAAAAGAAATGAAAAAAATAATTGCGAGTTATTATGTAGACTTACGTGCCTTTTATAGCATTGATTCTATATCTAATTTGTTGATGAAAATAGAGCAAAAATGCACTACTTTACTCATAATGTCTAATAAAACCTATGCCTTATCCAATATTAAAGGATACCACACGGTATTTAATAAGAAAATGTGCGAATTCTTGTTTGAAAATTATTTCCTTCAAATCCTTTCTGAATATATTAAATTAACTAATGACCCTAGTATATTATTGGCAAATGTTGTACAGGAAGAGACAGATGAAGACCAACTATTAATGACAAGAGAAGCCTTGGAAGACCAGGAATTACGCATAGAAGGGGTGAGTGAGAGAGAAGGTAATTTAAAAGAGGTGAAACAGCGTGCAGCCGCATTGTTATCTAGCTATTTATTCATTATGTCAAGTAGTAAACAAACTATGGATGTTACTTATGAAAATATTATGGACCGCATTTTCAAACAGAAAGAACGAGAGAAAGACACATTTACTGACCGTTTACAAGCACTGACGGATGAGGAACGTGCTGTAGATAATATGCTGAAGATTAATAAATTAGGAGTATGGAATAAAGGATTACAAAAGGGTCTCACTACTTATGTTGCGGAGAATTACGACGAAGAACGTGAGATGCGAGAGCGTATTTTGGAAGCAGAACGTGCGGTAAATAAAAACAGGGGAGTAGTTGATATGAATCGCGACCAATTTATGGACGACTATTTAGATGAACAAGCTAGAGCAGAAGATATTGAGAGAGAAGATAATGACATGCGAATGATGAATAGTGAATTTTATGAAGGCAATTATGGTGGGGATGAATTTGACGAACAAGATATTTTGGAGGACGAGTCATAAATTTTAATATTAGTAATATATAAATGAGAAGAAAATTGGATACTACGCAACTAGAAGAAATGCTATCTGAAAAAAGGTACCCTACTAAGTTTAAAGGATTTAACAAATATGATGCTCCACCTTCATACGATGAATTATTTAAACCTGTATCATCAGTAAAGTTAACAGACGAACTACCTCCATATGAAGAACTAGAATTAAATGATGCTGAGAATAACATGAAAAAATATTTTAGAAAAGTGCCTACTATAGATGAGTTGAAATCATCTGTAGAGAGAGATATAGAGTATTTAAATTTAGAGGAGGATGCTGATTTTACACTTCCAAATAACCCAAGCTATATAGAATTAGCCGAAATGTATAAAAAACTAATAAATAAAGGGTCACATAGTTTTGGTGGAAGAAGACGGCGAATTAGAAAAAGCCAAAAAAAACTATATAATAGATATATTAGTCGTAACATGTCGTGTAAATACTGTAAAGGTAAAAAGGGTGTTCATTACCATAATCTGAATACTCGCAAAAAGTGTAAAAATTACTGTAAGCGGTGTACTATATGTAAAAGATTGCCCAAATCATCGCACTACCACGCCGGTGTATCCCGTTAATCCTACCCCCGTTAATCCTACCCCCGTTAATCCTACCCCCGTTAATCCTACCCCCGTTAATCCTACTTTTACAAGGCAACCATTTTTTATGTTAATAATAAGCTGCGTCCGCGTCCGCAACCGCAACAAAGTTGGGTCAGAGCCTCAAGGGGCTCAACCCTGCTTGGCAACGCCGAGCTTGGGGGGATCACGGGGGTGGAACCCCCGTATTTTTTTAAAAGTGTATTATATGTACCGTACATTTATCCGAAAAAATATCACATTAACCGCTATAATCTTATTTATCATTATTTTTAGCATATTAAACTTGGTTAAACCTGGGTTCCTATATAACCCTAATGGAAGTGTTAGACAATTCGGGGTTGGCTATAAAAATAAAACAATCTTACCAGTATGGCTATTTGCAATAGTTTTAGGCATATTATCCTATTTATTCGTTTTGTATTATTTGGTACATCCCCAGATAATAATGTAAATTATACTCATACGTGTGTATGAATATAATGTATTGTCAATGTATCGCCATTTAACTAATTGTTAATCGTGTAAGTAGTTGCCGTCGCCTTCTTCTGGTCAGCCTCAATTTGGTCTTCCTTTGTCAAAAAATCCTGATAATCTTTTTCCATAGTAGCTAAATCCTTAACGCATCCACGAGCAGCTAAATTATACTGGACAATAGATATTAGTAGAATTGCCGTATAAATATACCAGCATGCTTCTCCTATATTATCTCTCAAAGTAACTAATTGTAACAGTTGGTTCTGTTTTTCTAAATTATTCTTATACATAGGATTCATCAACGGCTGTAATGTATTCCAATAACCGATAAAATTTTCAGGCGTTATTTGATTAATTAATATACCTGTATCCCCTTTTAATTTCATAACCACTTCTGATGCCGCTTCCATTGCTGTTTTCTGTTCACCGGTCATACTGGAATTCTCCATTGTAGCAGATAAATTAGTGTCAACTAATAGCTCTGACAAGAGGGTATTCGCTGAACCGGATACAACAAAGTACCCGATTACATCTGAGAACGCGCTTTTAATCCCAGGAAACATCACGATGACTGCAATTAGTAAGCCAAAGATAAATACCCATGGAACAAAAGTCATTACAAACGCGACCCCTATATTTTGTGTAATACTACCACCGCATGTACTAATAATAGTAGAGGCGTTTAATGCGAATTGTGTTAATATAATTAACATGAAATATATTGCTAAACGTAATAAATTAGTCTTGGTATAAGTAGATATAACATTCTCAGGGTCATTGCTTATAAGTTCCGCTGTTAATTTGGCCTTAATTAACACAAAGTAAATAATAGTTATTACAGTAAAAATTAATAATGATAAATATGTATTATCCATATAGATATGTGTGTATAAATTATTTTGATATAATAACTGTATTTAGTAATGAATTCAATGAATGGTGATAAGCCGGTGTTAATAGAACCTGGTGTTAAATATTTCTTAAATGAAACATTGAAACAATGTAATAGTTTCAGAAATACCCATTATAATACCCTTTTTAATATATCCTTATTTGCTGGGTTACTCCTTATTTTAGGCATATTTTTATTAGTCAAATACAAAGGAAAACTAACCCCCCACGAAAAATGGCAGAATGACCAGAATAAAATGAAATATATTTTAGCTCGTATTCGGAATTTTCAAGAGGCTAAACAACATGCTAGTCAAACCTTAATTACCGGATTACCCCTATATGAAAACGAGTATGACGTTATACACAGAGTATAAATAATTATATTATATAATACCATTATAATATGGATAATATTGATAATATTGATAGTCCCAGCACTAGCACTAGCAATAAGCAAGAAATGCTTGATGTCCCATTAAAAGACGCAGTCAATAAATATTATAAATTAAAATCCGAATATGAAGCCAATTATAATAAAATGAAAACTAGAATTATTAGTACTAAAGGTCTAGGATGGAGAGAAAAACGGCATGAATTTAAGCAGCTAAAGCCCAAATGTATCAACTGTAAAAGACCCGTTGGTAGTATTTTTTCTAGGTCTGTCTTAAAGAGTGAAAATGGGTTAAATAATTACATTCTCAAAGCTATGTGTGGTGACCGGACTAAACCATGTAAGCTTAACATAGAAATTAGTCTAGGTGATGTAAAACAATGCGATACTGTTATAAAGGATTATTCTAACGAAATTACTAAATATAAACTGGATATTATTACTATGAAAAACAATCTCCTATTTGGATATGCCTCAGATAAATCCATATTGCTTACCTTTGACGAATTAAAGGAAAAACTATCAGAAGCGTTAGCATCTCATCAAGAAACTATAGAGCATTGTCTTTTAATGTCTAATAATAAAACAAATGATGCTGAGCTCAAAACTGCTCAATTACTGCTAGCTGTTCAGATTGAAGATTTAAAGGCGTTAATTAAACAATACGATACTACGCTAGAAGAACAGTTCATAAATGATGCCGTTAGTGTCTACGTGAATGATATGATGCCGACTATGACTAAAATATTGGATAATTATGCTTATTGTGAGGTTGAATATGATGAGAATATATATACTTTAGTACAAAGTCGTGTTAATATAGCTAAATTAGAAATGAATCGTGGTGATATGGAAGATGGAGTTATTGCTTATGGTGTATAACACCGTGAAAAAATCGTATAATAATATAATCTTTATAATATTATACATGATTCTACAGTATATATCTATACCTGTATTTATTGTGAGTTTAGCGATTGGACTGCTGTTTGTATATATTACAGGTCCCGATTTGAAAATGATTTATGTATATCCTACACCGGAAAATGCGGGCAAAATTCAGTATAAAGATAACGCAAATAATTGTTTTGTGTTTAATTCACAAGAGGTAGAGTGCCCGTCAGATGAATCTGATATTAAAAAGATTCCTGTACAACAATAACATTATTATATTCAAGATAGTCCTAAATTAATCACTTTATGTAAAATATAATAGATTAATGCAAATAATATACTAGTAAACACGAATCCGGTAATATTCTTATTGCCGTCTTTTGAGAATAAAAAGGGCAAATATTTGAACAATAACTTATTACAAACAGGCAGTTGAAACATAAAATAAATAACTGCTAAAAGCAAGGGTGTTTGTAGTTCGTCGTACATTTCATCCATATTACTATGCGTTTGTGCTGAGTGTTCATATTCTTTAATAATGTCTTCATTTCGTTCATTCTCCCTAATATAGTCATTATTCTCTGGTTGAGGAATATAATTAGGTTGGACCTGCGGGTCCTGCGTAATAGCCCCAGTATTACTTGGAATATCACGAGAAGGAAGCTGAGTTACGCCTGCTTGCCCTGCCTGTTGAAGCCCATTCACAATTTGATTAATAGTAGATTGGTCTAAAGCTACAGGTGTTTTCTCACTCACATTAAACGCTACATTACTCCCAGAGCCACCAGTGGGGTCTGTTGGTAAGTCATGTATGTTCGTAGTTCCGGTAGCCATATAATTATTGTAAAGAAGGATTGATTACAATAATTACGCATATTTACTACGGGGGTACCCCCCCCGGCAAAGCCGACCCAACTTCGT